ATCAAGAGACCCCCCACCCCCCAAAAAACGCGCGGCGCGCTCAACTTTATATACATGGCATTCCACACGAACAATCAGCAAAATTTTTCAAAAAAGACCCCACCCCCTGCTTAATTCTCAACTCAGTTCAGCCAAAACACCCCCACCCCCATTTTCTGCAGAGGGACCCGCGAGTTTCTTGCATTGGGTATAATATTTTCTATATAGTCCCGAGGACTCTTGGAGAACGTAAATGGCTGATGAAGCTGACATTGCTAACGATTACATGGAGCGCGTACAGGCTGCCGCCATGCGTACACCTCGCCCGCAGATGGCCAAAGGTGAGCCCGGTGAATGTGACTGGTGCGGAGAAGAAAGCCCCCGCCTAGTCAACGGGTATTGCGCGCGATGTCGTGACGAGTACAAGTTGGACTGATTATGCCACTCGAATTCCTCTTAGATGACGACGAGAAAGACCTAGTCCCTCCGTTGGAGCAGGTGCCAATGGAGCCTCAGACAGAGAAGCTCACTGAGCGTGAGGAGATTTTCGTGGCAGCTAACACCGCTGATTTTCTAGCAGCGCTTGGCGATGAAGAAGCTAAGACAGACGAGACGGATGCAGAGCGTGCGCGTGATCTGTTCGAGACTGCTCGTGTGCCGACTAAACATGAGAAGCAGCTGCCCGGAGTGATGCGGCACTTAAACGCGTTACTCTCCGAGTATGACCACATGGTCATTAAAGATGCTCAGCAGGTGCGGACGTACGTGACAAACCGGCTGCTCGAAGAGTCTAACGACGATGACCCTAAAATTCGCATGCGAGCGCTTGAGCTGCTGGGTAAAATTACGGACGTGGGGCTGTTCACCGAGCGCCAAGAAGTCACCGTCAAGCACCAGAGCACAGAAGAGTTGGAGGATTTGCTGCGTAACAAGCTCTCACGACTCATTGACGGCGATGTAAGCGACGCTGAGATTGTGGAGCCTGAGAATGACCCACAACAACTGATACAAAACGTAACAGCTGAAGACATCCTCAACGAAGAGTGATGTAAATTTGAGTGCTAATTTTACAGAACCGATGCAATTTTCGCAGGAAGAGCTTCAAAAGTTGATGCAGAACCTGCATAAGTTCTCGCCCGGAGAGCAGGCTAAGCTCTTAGAGGTCGTCGAGGAGCTAGAAGACCGCAAACGGGCAGAAAAAGCGCGCACATCACTACTAGAGTTCGCAAAAATTATGATGCCTGACTATAAAGTTGGGCCTCACCACAAAGAATTAGCGCAGTATTTAGAAGATTTGGCCTACGGACGCAAAGATCGCGTCACAGTCTCTATTGCCCCGCGTTTTGGTAAGTCTCAGCTGACCTCAATTTTCTTTCCGGCGTGGTTTATCGGCAATTGGCCTGATAAAAAGATCATGATGGTCTCGCATACCGCTGATTTGGCTACAGATTTTGGCCGTAAGGTCAGAAATTTGGTCAGCACGCCCGACTATCAGCGCATTTTCCCTGATGTGAAGCTCTCAGCGGACTCTAAGTCGGCAGGCAGATGGTCGACAAACAAGGACGGCGAGTATTTCGCTGTGGGTATCGGCGGTGCCATCGCTGGTCGAGGCGCACATTTGTTGGTGATTGACGACCCACACAACGAGCAGGACGTGCTGAACGGCAATTTTGAGGTATTTGACAGAGCTTACGAGTGGTACGCCTACGGTGCGCGGACGCGACTCATGCCGGGAGGCTCTGTGGCAATTGTGGCCACACGCTGGGCCGAGCAGGACCTAATCGGGCGTGTCCAGAAGGACATGATACGCAACGAGGACTCAGATCAGTGGGAAGTTGTTGAATTTCCAGCACTTTTTGAGAATGAGGCTGTATCGGCAGAGGCACCCGAGGAGCAGAAGTACATCTCGCTGTGGCCTGAGCAGTGGCCGGTTAAGTCTCTCCTTCGGACAAAGGCGTCGATGCCGTCATTTCAGTGGTCGGCGCAGTATATGCAGCAGCCGACGTCGCGTGAGTCGGCGATTATTAAGCGTGAGTGGTGGGGTGAGTGGGAGGAGGACCAGCCTCCGCCGTGTGAGTACGTCATAATGAGCCTTGACGCCGCCGCTGAGAAAAATAACCGGGCTGACTTCACAGCACTGACAACGTGGGGTGTGTTCTATAAAGACGATGAGAATGGCGTTGCGCAGGCTAATATCATACTGCTGAACAGTATTAAGGAGCGGTTAGAGTTTCCTGAGTTAAAGCGCCTCGCCTATGATGAGTATAAAGAGTGGGACCCTGATTGGTTCGTGATTGAGAAAAAGTCATCCGGTGCGCCGTTATTTCAGGAGTTTCGCAGGGCGGGTATACCGGTGCAGGAATTTACACCTCATAGGGGCACAGGTGATAAAGTAATGCGCCTGAACTCTGTCTCTGATATGTTCGCATCAGGACTTGTTTGGTATCCGGTGGGTAGACGCTGGGCAGAAGAAGTTGTAGATGAAGTCTGTGGGTTTCCTGCGATGCCAAACGATGACTTAGTGGATAGTACCGTGATGGCGTTGATGCGCTTTAGAAGCGGTGGGTTTATTGAACTGCCGGATGATCGGTGGGACGATGGCGAAGAAGATTTTGAACCCGTGAGAGCGGCTTATTATTAGGGTTAAATCATGGCTGTAGAAAAAGCTCTGTATGGTGCGCCAAAAGGCGCGGATGAAATGGCAGAAAACGAAGTCCCGCTTGAGATCGAGATTGAGGACCCAGAGAGTGTCGAGGTCAGCATCGCCGGTCAGGAGATTCTGGACATCGAGGCAGGTGATGAGGGAGATATGATCCCGCACTCGGCCAACCTCGCAGAATACATGGACGACGAGCAGTGTGCAGCCATTGCCGATGAACTTCTTGAGGCGTACGCGAGTGACGTGCTCTCGCGCGCTGAGTGGGAAGAGACATACCACGACGGCCTTGAGCTCCTTGGGCTTAAGATCGAGGATCGCTCCGAGCCGTGGGAAGGCGCATTTGGTGTCTACCACCCTCTCCTAGCGGAGGCTGTGGTGAAGTTCCAGTCCGAGAGTATTGTCGAGACATTCCCGGCACAGGGGCCTGTCCGCACTAAAGTTCTCGGGCAGAGTAATAAAGAGAAAGAAGAAGCCGCTAACCGTGTCCGTGAGGATATGAACTATCTGTTGACCGATAAGATGGTCGACTACCGCTCGGAGCATGAGCGGCTGTTGTGGAACCTGCCTATCGCAGGCTCTGCGTTTAAGAAGGTGTTCTACGATCCCTCGCTGGAGCGCCCGGTCGCACAGTTTGTCCCGGCTGAGGACTTTGTCGTCAGTTATGGCGCCTCAAGCCTTGAGAATGCTCAGCGCTACGCCCATCGCATGAAACGGACCAAGAATGAAATCCGTAAGATGCAGGTCAGTGGGTTTTACAAAGAGTGTGAGATCGGCGATCCGATGGCCGATGAAGACGACATTTCACGCCGCAAGAATGAGATCGGTGGGTTCGACGCCGCTCAGGATGATCGCTATACGCTGCTTGAGATTCACTGCGAGCTTGATCTTGAAGGGTTTGAAGACCTCGATAAGTTCGGTGAGCCCACGGGCATTGAGCTGCCTTATGTCGTGACTATCCTCAAAGATAGCGGCAAGGTTCTGTCTGTATATCGCAACTGGGCCGAAGACGATGACAAGAAGCAGAAGCAGATTCACTTCTCGCACTACAACTATATCCCCGGCTTTGGCTTCTATGGTTTCGGCCTTATCCACCTCATTGGTGGTTTTGCCAAGGGCGCGACGTCAATCATGCGCCAGCTCGTCGACGCGGGCACGTTGTCTAACCTGCCGGGCGGCTTCCGTACGCGGGGGCTTCGTATACGTGGCGGTGATACGCCGATTGCTCCGGGTGAGTTCCGCGATGTGGATGTGCCGACTGGCACGATCAAAGACAACATTATGCCGCTGCCCTATAAGGAGCCCTCAACAGTCTTAGCAGGACTTCTGGACAAGATCGTCCAAGAGGCTCGGCGGTTTGTGTCAATGTCCGACATCAGTGTTGGCGATATGCAGCCAAACGCGCC